AAATAGTTATGATTAAAGAAAAACAATTACTAAAAAAAGAATTTGAAGTTATTTCAAATCTTCAAAATTTAAATTCTAAAAATATAAACCAATTAGGCATTTTAGAGTTTCAAATGCAAAAATTAAATCAAGAAAAATTAAATATTGCATCTACCATAGAATCTACAGAACAAGAATTTCAAGCTGAGTTAAAAAAACTTGAAGATAAATATGGTAATATTAATCTAGATTTATCTACGGGTAAATTCACAGAAGTTAAAGAAAAACAAGAAGCAGTTACCAAGTAATCGCATTTTCAAACTCTTCTGTAATATTTATAAACAAAATTAATTCATTATAAAATGGCAGAAGTATTATTATCCCCTGGTGTATTAGCAAGAGAAAGTGATCAATCTTTTATCTCTGGACAACCAGTACAAGCAGGAGCAGCTATATTAGGACCTACAGTAAAAGGACCAGTAGGAATTCCAACTGTAGTTAGTTCATATTCAGAATATCAAAGAACTTTTGGAGCTATAGTAGAAAGTGGTAGTGCAGAATACACTTATTTTACTTCTATTTCAGCATACAATTATTTTCAACAAGGTGGAGATTCATTATTAGTAACTAGAGTAGTATCTGGTTCTTACACATCCGCAACTAGTACAGCAATTTCTAATGGTGTAGAAAGTGGGGTATTAGGGAATTTAACAGGTGTAGGCGAAAATTCCTTTAATATATCAGGAAGTTCAGGTACACAATCAGCTATACAAGCATCTTCAGGTGGTAATGTAACAGCTTCATTTGTATTAGCTAATTCATCAAGTATATCATCAATTAGTTTAGATAATGCTGTTGGAAGTTTTTCAATAAACCAAACTCTTACTTTTAGTTCTGCATCTTTGGGTGCTACAGAAGCAGGAGGTACTGATTTAATACTTACTATCAAAGCTGATAATATTGTAAATCAAAATGCATTTACTTTAGAAACATTAAGTGAAGGTGTTATAGCAAATAGTGGTACAGCTACAGGAGCAAATGGAACATTAGTAAATGGTACTAGAGATAATATCAGATGGGAAATAGTTTCACCAAATACAGCTTCTGGCACATTTAACTTATTAATTAGAAGAGGTGATGATACATCTACTTCTAAAACAATTTTAGAAAATTGGACAGATTTATCATTAGATCCTAATTCTACAAACTACATAGAAAAAGTAATAGGTAATTCTAAACAAACAGTTACTGAAGATGCTGGAACAGGTGAATATTATGTAGCAAATGCTGGAACTTATAATACATTAAGTAATTTTGTAAGAGTAAAATCTGTAACAGCAAAAACTTTAAATTATTTTGATAATAACGGAGATGCAAAATCTCAATATACTGCATCAATCCCTGTAGCAGCAGAAGGCTCATTTACAGGAGCTGTAGGTACTGCTTTTGTAGGAAGAAAAGCTGAATTCTATCAAGATATAGATGGTACAGATACTCAAGGATTAGTTCCATCAAACTATACAATTCCTTTACAACTATTATCTAACAGAGATGCATTTAGATATAATTTAATTACAGCCCCAGGATTAATTAATAGCCTTTCAGGACATGCCTCACCAATTTCTACAATGATTAATAATTCATCATTCAGAGGAGATAATATATCAGTAATTGATTTAGTACCTTATGGAACAGGAATTAACTCAGTAACTTCTCAGGCAGGAGGAAAAGATACCTCATATGCTGCAACATATTGGCCATGGTTACAAACAATTGATCCAGATTTAGGAGGATTAGTTTGGGTACCAGCTTCAACAATGATCCCAGGTGTATTTGCTTTTAATGATAGAGCAGGTGAAGCTTGGTTTGCACCAGCTGGATTAAATAGAGGTGGATTAGGAACTGTTGTTAGAGCTGAAAGAAAATTAACAAATGGTAACAGAGATACTTTATATGGTTCTAATGTTAATCCAATAGCTACATTCCCTAACACAGGAGTAGTAGTATTTGGTCAGAAAACATTACAGAAAAAAGCTAGTGCTTTAGATAGGGTAAATGTTAGAAGATTATTAATTGCTCTTAAAGGATTTATTTCTCAAATAGCAGATAATTTAGTATTTGAAGCTAATACAATAGCTACTAGAAATAATTTCTTAAGTCAAGTTAACCCATACTTAGAAAGTGTACAACAAAGACAAGGATTATATGCTTTTAAAGTAGTAATGGATGAAAGTAATAACACACCAGATGTTATAGATAGAAATCAATTAATTGGACAAATATACATTCAACCAACAAAAACAGCTGAATTTATATACCTAGATTTCAACATATTACCAACTGGAGCTACTTTCCCGGTATAAAAAGTTAAAGAATTAGATATTTATAATAAGAAATAAACAATAAAAAATGGCAGTATTAGATCCCAATGAAATATTTTACACAGCGTTTGAACCCAAACAAGCGAATAGGTTTATCCTATACATGGATGGGATGCCTAGCTACATTATTAAAGGTGTTAGTGCTGTAACGTTAACTCAAGGTGTAGTAACTTTAAACCATATTAACGTTGAAAGAAAAATTAAAGGTAAATCTGTATGGGGTAATGTTACAATGACATTATTTGATCCAATAACTCCTTCAGGTGCACAAGCAACTATGGAATGGGTAAGATTACATCACGAATCAGTAACAGGTAGAGACGGTTATTCTGATTTTTATAAAAAAGATTTAACTATTAATACATTAGGACCTGTAGGTGATATAGTTTCAGAATGGATATTAAAAGGTGCCTTTATTGTAAGTAGTAATTTTGGTGAATATAACTGGGATACAGTAGATCAAGCAACTCAATTACAAATTGAAGTAGCAATAGATTACGCAGTATTAAATTTCTAAAAAAAATTAAATATTCTTTTAAAAGGAGCTTGGCTATGTCAAGCTCTTTTTTTATGTTGATATTTATAACAAAATTAAGTTATTTTAAATAAAAGATTATGAGCGAGTTTAAATTCCCTACTGAAGAAGTATAATTACCATCACAAGGATTAGTATATCCTCCTGAACATCCCTTATCTAATGGAAAAGTAGAAATAAAATATATGACTGCTAAAGAAGAAGATATTTTATCCAATCAATCTTATATTCAAAAGGGAACAGTTTTAGATAAATTGCTAGATTCATTAATAGTTACAGAAGGAGTAAAAGTAGATGATTTTATAGTTGGAGATAAAAATGCAGTTTTTATAGTTTCTAGAATTTTAGGGTATGGAAAAGAGTATAAAGTTACCATCAATGGTAACCCTGAAACAATCGACTTATCTGGATTACAGAATAAACCCTTTAGTGAAGAAAATATCCCTAATAAAGGGGTAAATGAATTTTCTTACACTTTAGAATCAACAGGTGATATACTAACTTATAAGTTATTAACTGGGAAAGATGAAAAAGCTATAGAAAGAGAATTAGCAGGTCTTAAAAAAATAAATAAAGAATCTTCACCAGAAATGACTACAAGGTTAAAACATATAATTACTTCTGTAAATGGTAATGAGGAAAAAAAAGAAATTAGAAAATTTGTAGATGGATATCTTTTAGCTAGAGATGCTAGGGCATTTAGAGAACATATAAAAGATAACCAACCTGACGTAAATATGGATTATATTTTAGACAGTGGTGAGGAGGTGGCCATTCCAATTGGCCTTACGTTTTTTTGGCCTGACGCCTGAAACAGCACAACAATTTAGAATTTACGTATTTGAACACGTACATAATATAGTTTTCCATGGAAAAGGAG